GGGGTGAATGAATCGTGTTTAATTTTTTTGAATCTGAAACTGACAGGGTGAACAACATCATCAGATTAGGTGCAGAATCAATCATCACTGATGAACGGTTCATTGAACTTGAAATTCAGCGGTTCAAGGGAAGTCGAAGAAGAAAAGAAATGTTTGATGGTGAAAAATACTTTGCAGGTCACCATGACATATTGAAAAAGAAAAGAACCGTTATCGGTGAAGGCGGTGCAGTTGAAACAGTTGATAATCTTCCCAATAACAGGATTGTGGATAACCAATATAAGAAGATGGTCAATCAAAAGGCAAATTACCTGCTTGGTCAACCCATAGCAGTTAGAACTGACAATGATTTGTATGGTGGTTTGTTGAAAAAGGTATTCAACAAGCGGTTTATGCGTTTGATCAAGAATCTTGGAAAGGATTCCCTGAATGAAGGTATTGGATGGCTGTTTGTTTACTATGATGAACATGGTGAATTCACCTTAAAGAAGTTCAAAGCACATGAAGTTATTCCTGGATGGCATGATGCAGATCATACATCACTTGATTATGTCATCAGGATATATGAAGTTATTGCTTATGAAGGTACAGAAGAAAAGACAGTTGAAAAGGTGGAAGTCTATGATGAAACAGGTATTTATTACTTTGTTTTAAGTGGAAATGGTCACCTTGTTCCTGATGAACCTTATTTTGCTAACTACTTCATAACCACTGACCATGAAGGTAAAGACCAGGGATGGAACTGGTCAAGAATTCCGCTGATTCCCTTCAAGTACAACAGTGAAGAAATACCGCTTATAAACAATGTCAAATCATTGCAGGATGGTCTGAATACCATACTTTCCAACTTCCAAAACAACATGGAAGAAGATGCAAGGAACACAATCCTTGTCCTGGTGAACTATGACGGTGAAAATCTTGCTGAATTCAGAAAGAACCTTGCAACCTATGGTGCTGTTAAGGTCAAGACAGTTGATGGTGCAGCAGGTGATCTGAAAACCTTGCAGGTGGAAGTCAATGCAGAGAATTACAAGTCAATTATTGAGATATTCAAGAAAGCAATCATTGAAAATGCAATGGGTTATGATGCAAAGGATGACAGGCTTTCAGGTGAACCAAATCAGATGAACATTCAGTCAATGTATTCTGATATTGACCTGGATGCAAATGAAATGGAAACTGAATATCAGGCTTCTTTTGAAGAACTGCTTTGGTTTATCAATTGTCACTTTGCCAATGTCGGATTGGGTGACTATGAAGGTGAAGATGTTGAAGTCATATTCAATCGTGACATCCTGATAAATGAAGCGGAAGTCATTGAGAATGTCAACAAATCGGTTGGTGTTCTTTCTGATGAAACCCTTGTTGCCAATCATCCATGGGTTGATGATCCACAAAAGGAACTGGAACGGAAGAAGGAAGAAAAAGAAGCTGCTATGGCAGAATATCAGAATGCCTTCAACCCTGCTGTTCCTGATCAGAAAGGCGGTCAAGGTGGTGTTGTAGATGAAGAATAGTCCATATTGGAAGCAGCGGTTTGAACAACTTGAAGCTGCATCCAATAAAGATGCAATTGCAACCTTCAATGTTGTCCAGGAACAATACATTGCAGCAGAAAAGGAAATTGAAAAGCAGATTTCAACCTGGTACAAGAGATTTGCAAAGAACAATCAAATTACCATGGCAGAAGCAAGGAAGCTTTTGACCACTGGTGAACTGGCTGAATTCAAGTGGGATGTCAAAGAGTTCATCAAGTACGGTGAACAAAATGCACTGAACCCACAGTGGATGCAGGAACTTGAAAATGCATCAGCAAGGTTTCATATTTCCAGGCTTGAAGCTTTGAGAATTGAAACACAGCAGACAGTTGAAAGGCTGTTCGGTGGTCAGACTGATGAAGTTGACAAGCTGCTGAAAAAGAACTACTTGCAGAACTATTATCACACAGTGTATGAGGTTCAAAAGGGTTTCAACATTGGTTGGGATATTGCTGCAATTGATGAAAGAACTGTTGAAAGGTTAATTTCAAAACCATGGTCAACAGATGGAAAGAATTTCAGTGACAGGATATGGTCAAATAAGACTGGACTTATCAATGAAATTCAGACACAGCTTACAAGAACATTTATGCTTGGTAAGTCACCTGATGATGCAATTGAAGCTATTGCAAAGAAGATGAAATCATCAATGAATCAAGCAGGAAGGTTGGTGATGACTGAATCAGCTTACTTTTCTTCACAATCACAGAAGGATGCATTCAATTCACTGGATGTGGAAAGGTTTGAAATTGTGGCAACCCTGGATAGTCACACTTCTGCAATATGTCAGGAACTTGATGGAAAGGTCTTTGACATGAAGAACTTTGAACCAGGTATCACTGCACCCCCTTTCCACCCTTGGTGCAGAACCACTACTGTTCCCTATTTTGATGACAATTTCACAGAAAGGGCAGCAAGGGGTGAAGATGGTAAGACCTATTATGTTGACAGCAAGCTGAATTATAAGGACTGGAAGAAAACATTTGTGGATGGTGGTTCAAAGAAAAGCTTGAAACCAAATCTTTCTATTGTCAAGGATGTTGAGGATGCAATTTCAAGCAAGAAAACAGAATTGACCACAGTTGATGATGACATCAAGAAATTAACTGATGAAAAGAAAAAGTACAATGAACCAAAGTTCAAGGACTTTGAACAACAGGGTGAAATAGTTATTCGTGAGAAGTCCAAAGTTGCAAAGGACAAAATCAAAAACATTGAAAACAAGCTTGCTGATTATAGCAAAGACCTTGAAAAGTATTACAACAGACCTGAAAGAGGTACAGAAGCATATAATGAATGGAAAGCCTGGAATGAAACCTTTGATATTGATGAAGCAAATTCACAGTATTACAAGCTTTCAGATGAAAAGTTCAAGCTTCAAAATGACCTGAAAAAATATGATGAATATTTTGATTGGAAGTCCTGGCAAAAGACATATAATATAAGTGATACTGAAAGTAAATTAGTCAGCTTGGCTGAACAGAAAAAATCACTGGAAGAAGAAATCAAGCAGTTGCAGATTGAATTGGCGAAGGTCAAGAATGCAGACCCTAAAGAAATTGCAGGTGTGGTTCGTGGAAAAGAAATGACCATTGATGAAGCTAACCATGGGAAACCAAATCCGAACTTCAACAAAGATGGCGGTTATACTATAAACTGTCAAAGTTGCGTGGTTAGTTATGAAGCAAGGTTGCGTGGGTATGATGTTCAGACTTTACCGAATACAAAAGGTTCAAAGCTTGCTGAATTATCAAGAAAAACCAACTTGGCATGGATTGACCCTGCAACAGGCACACACCCTGCTTATATCTTTGATGATACTGCAACAACAGTGAAGAAGTTTTCTAATTTCCTTGAAAAGACTGTTGAGAAAAACAAAAGATATACCCTTGAATTTTCATGGAAAGGTAGAAGTAGGTCAGGTCATATTATTTCCATGAGCAGGGATGCAGATGGTGCTTTGACATTGTATGACCCACAGATTGGAAGGACTTACACTGGTAAACAAATTGATGCTTACATTGGAAGAATGAAGTTCACAACAACAGTCTATGGTAATAAGTTTGTGACACCACCAAAAATATTAAGGGTTGATGATAAGATGTTCAACCTGGACATGGTGAATCACATACTGGAAGGGGTGACCAAATGAAGATTGAGCAAGTAAAAGAGTTTGCAAAGCAGCAAGGTTATGATGATGTTCTTCCCATTGGAAAATGGAAAGGCTTTGATGCTTATGAACCAGTATTTGATGGTGAAGATACTTCCTTCATTGGTGTTCCCCTGATGGTTCTTGTCAAAGGTAACAGCATCAGAATGTCAACAGTTGAAGAAGCATTTGAACAACTTGATGGGTAAGAAAAAGTAAATATTCCATGCTGACAGCATCCTGAACAGGGTGCTTTTTCTATGTCAATTTTTAAGGGGTGATTGTGATGAAATGTTGATTTTTAAGGGGTACATATATCCCTAAAAACTTTTTTAAGTGGCTTAAAACGCATTTTAGAGGGTCACTTTTTCAGGGATTTTCTGAAAAGGGGTGATTTGTTGCTGAAAATCAAGAAATCACACTTGAATGAATCATACATTGTCTTTGACCCACTTGATTTCAGCAGACACACCCATGTTCAGCAGCGTGGAATTGCTTGTGTAGTAAAACGGAATGTAGAAAGAAAACTACTTCCCAAGACCAACAGTGTTTGGTTGTTAGAAAGTCATATCAGGGCGTCAGATGATGACAATTACATTGATATGGTTCAAGCAAAGATTGATTCATTAAAGTGAAAAACCGCCTTTTTGGTATTGTAGGCGAAAAAGAACAAGACAAATAATACTGGACTGAACCAGGATAAAAATGAATTTGAAAGGATGGTTAAGAACATGAAAAAAGAAGATTTGGTGAAATTGGGATTGGATGACGAAACTGCAAAGAAGGTTGCTGATGCATCTGCGGAAGAATTGAAGGGGTTTATCCCAAAGGCAAGGTTTGATGAAGTCAATACCGAAAAAAAGACCCTGGAAACCACACTTGCAGAGAGAAACACACAGCTTGAAACTTTGAAGAATTCCACAGGTGATGTGGAAGCTTTGAAGAAACAGATTGAAACCCTTCAAGCAGACAACAAAACAAAAGATGAAGCACATGCTGCTGAAATCAAACAGTTAAAGCTTGACACTGCAATTGATTCTGCACTTACTGATGCAAAGGCAAAGAATGTGAAAGCGGTCAAGGCACTGCTTGAACTGGAAGGTGCAGAACTTCTTGAAGATGGAACGGTCAAAGGCTTGACTGACCAAATCAAGAAATTGCAGGGTGCAGAAGATTCCAAGTTCCTATTTGATACCGAAGCGAAGCAGACCAAAATGAAGGGTGCAGTTCCTGGGGAAACAG